AGGTAACTTAGTTGATTTACCCCAATTAGACAATGCACAGTTCGGTTGGGCATACGACCAAAATCGTCTTTTCATTGGACGATCAGGTTCAAATGTTACCCCGCAAAACATTGAAGTATTAACTGCATATTCTAATCTGAGTTTTAGTCAGGTTACAGGAACTAATGGCAGTAATATTTCAATTACTAGTGAACAGAACGGAGAACTACTAGCATACAATTCAACTGCTAATGCTTGGGTTAATGCAGGTGGCAATGCAGGCGGTCAAATAAATTTAGGTAATGTAGGTAACGTTAAAATAAGTGACGGTGCTATAGGTTACGTACTACAGACAGATGGTTATGGTAATCTAACTTGGACACCAAAGACTACGGTTGTTGCAAATATAAATTCATTATCAAGTGATGATCCTATCATAATGAATGTTAATGCAAATAACCCATATACAAACGGTTCACAGGTTACAATTACAGGTGTTGCTGGAACGAATGCAAATGTAATTGTTAATAGTCATGCATTTTATGTAAAGGTTGCTAATGATTATCCAACATCAGGTAACTTATCATTATATACTGATTCAGGATTAACTGTAGGTGCAAATGGTTTTTATCTAACAGCAACATCAAATACAGGTACAGCAACTACAGCAGTTGTTAATACAGGAGTAGCATATGCTGCAGGATCGAATACATCAATACAATTTAATAACGGTGGATTTATAGATGGCTCTGCTAATCTAACAATATCAGGAAGTAATTTAAATTTATCAGGTAACTTTACAGTAGCCAATGTATTTGCAAATTCAGGCACAGTGGTTGCAGGCGCATTAACTGGCCCATTAACAACCAACGCACAACCCAATGTAACAAGTGTAGGTTCATTAATTAATCTATCAGTAACAGGTAATGCTAATATTGGAAATATAGGCACTGCATTGATAACAGCAACTGGTAATATTAATGGTGGAAACTTAAATGTTGCCGGTGCTAGATTAACTAATGGTGGTAACGCTACAACAAGTGCATTAATTATTACAACAAATAATGCAAACGGTGGCGCCGGATATGCAGGTATTATGCAAATAGTTAATACTACTGGCGGTGCGACTAACCCTAATAAATTTGTTAGATTAGACACGACAGGCAACTTACAGATTATTAATAGTGGTTATTCATCTACCTTATTTAATCTAACAGATTCTGGAGCATTAACTACTTTAGGTAATGTAAATTCAGCAAATATAAACACAACAGGTGTATTTGCAAATACATTAAGTGCAACAGGTAATGCAAATATAGGTAATATAAACACAACAGGTGTATTTGCAAATACATTAAGCGCAACAGGTAATGCAAATATAGGTAATATAGGTGTAGTAGATATTACTACTTCCGGAAACATTTACATAAACGGAACTACAAATAGCACAGGTGGTTTAGGAACTGCATCCAATGGTGCATTACAAGTTGCAGGTGGTGTGAGTGTTCAAAAAGATTTAAATATAGCCGGGAATACCACTACTGCAAATGTTTTAACTAGCAATCTTACTATGGCTAATGCATCTATAGGTGCAAATGGCGCAATAAGTTGGACCGTTAGTTCTAAACTGTACAGTACAAGTAGTGATACTATATTAGAACTAAGTGGATCTGCAGGATCAAATTTAAATCACGGAAGCAATAACTATGTAGGTGTTAATGCATCAGGTGCTTTTATAAAAACCAATAATGCTAATATTTGGAATTTTTATGCAAATGGAAGTTTGTCTGGACCAAGTAACGTGTTAAGTGTGATAGGTAATGTATCAGCTGGTACAACTTTAATCGGCAATGTTTTGTCAAATAATATTTCAACAGGATCAAATGTAACTGCAGGTACTATTACAGGTAATTGGACATTAACAGCAGGCTCAAGATGGAATGCAACTTATGCTGACTTAGCAGAATATTATGAGTCTGATAAAAATTATGAGGCAGGCACTGTTTTAGAATTTGGAGGAGAAAAAGAAGTTACACTAGCATCTAATGAGACAACAAAAGTTGCAGGTGTAGTATCTACTGATCCTGCATATGTTCTAAATTCAACATGTCCGGGGGAATTCACAACACCGATAGCATTACAAGGTCGTGTACCTGTAAAAGTTCTCGGTAATGTATCAAAGGGTGATATGATGGTATCAGGTGGTAATGGTTTTGCAAGAACATCACATGATCCAAAGATGGGTACAATCATTGGCAAATCGTTAGAAAATTTTAATGGTCTAGAAGGTATCATTGAAATAGCAATCGGCAGACTCTAAGAATAAATATAATATAGGAATTTAAAAATGGCATCATTTTCATACACAGCAACGTCATCAGTTGCAGCATCAGCAAACATTACTACAGATAAAGTACAAATAGCGACTACAAGTAGTCCTATTCAGTATACAACTAGTTTTCCAAATGTAGCATTAACAGGCACAATTACTGCTGCTACTAATACTGCAACTGTATCAGGTTCTGGTACTACCTTTTTGACACAACTAAATGTTGGTGCATGGATTGGCAACACAACAGGAACTACTGCAGGAATTGTAAAATCAATAGCTAACAACACAAGCCTTACATTGACTGCTAATTCAGCGGTAGCAATTAGTGCTGCTACAGCACGATATAATCCATATGGTGTTGCCTACACCGTAGCTTCTGCTAATAGTACAATCATTCCTGCTGATACAGTTAATAATAGTATTATTGTAGGTCAAGGAAATATTGTGTCATTTATAGAAGTAACAGGAGTTACATCTGCACCTTTTACTATTACTGAACTTGGTGCACCTCACGCTAATACAGGAACTACTGGTGTATTCCCCACACCAAATCTAGGTGGCCCAACCACTTAATTTTTAGAGTTTTTAACTAAATACATCATACACTCTCATTCGGAGAGTTTATGCAGTTACCCACTGCGTAGCGGCTAGAACCCGCTAAATTTACAAAGGAAAAACAAATGGGACGTCCTCTAAAAATCGCAAAGGCTCAAGCAGTCTTAGAAATTACTGATACAACAGCCGCAACTGGTGCAATTACAGTAACAGAAAATATTTCAGCTGCTCCGGCTGGTTTGAACATTCTTATAGGAATGACATTCACGGTAGCATCTAGTGTAGGTAATCTAGTAGCCGGTACAACATATTGGGTTTATAGCATTATTGATGATAATAATTTTGTAGCATCAGATACATCACCCCAACTATTAACAACTGTACCATTCACGTTAGCTGATACAACTGGTGGCAGTGTAGCCGCAACGGTTGGTATAGTTGATTCTGGTTTTAATAATCCAGATGGTTCAAATACAGCCACTAACAGTACCACATATGGTGTTGTAGGTGGAAACACTTCAATCTATGGTAGTCAAGTTCTATGTAATGTAGCATTTGGTGTTAACGGTACAGGTAATGTATTTTCAAGTACAAGTAGTAACAACGTTGTTGGTTTAGGTACTGACTTTGCTAACGTTGCTACAGGTACAATCTTGTTTGCAGTTGATGCAAGCAATAACGTAAATCTATTAGGTACTACTACATCAACTGCAGGTAATTTGGCTGTTGTTGTTGCTAACGCTACTGCTACTGGCAATGTTATTCGCACTTCAGGAAATGCACAAACTTTAACTGCAAATACTCCAGTAACATTTAATGCATCATTCAGTGGATTAACTGCTGGTAATACATACTGGGTCGCTACTATTGCTAATGCGTCAGCATTTACGGTTTCATTAACACCGGGTGGTGCAAACGTTGGTTTAACAACAAACGCAAGTGTTACAGCAAACGCTATTCAAAATCGTGTTATATTAGGTGCTGTTTCAGCTAATAACGCAAGCGGTTCTACTGGTTACGGTGATCCATTCATTCAAGCATTACCAGAAGCAGGTTATATTGTTCGTCAAAAAGGCAAAACAAAATATCTTGTACAAGGTACTGTAACTAATATTCTTGGTGCGGCTTATACTGCAAACGTTGCGAACACAGCGTTAACACCAAACACAGTTAGTATAATTTCTACTAACGCAGCATCTGGTACTAATTATATTTCATCATTGAATGATTATCAGTCTGAAGTGTTCCCAACGCAAATTGCAGCAGGTTCATTAGCAGCCGGTACACTATATACAATTTATAGTTCAGGAACAACTAATTGGACAGCAGTTGGCGCAGCCTCAAATATAACGGGTATTACATTTACTGCTACAGCAAGTGGTTCAGGAACAGGTACTGCGATATTAGCAAACTCATCAGGAGAAACAACTTCTCAAGCGAATCCAGATGTTATTGCAACATTCGGTACAGCATATGCAGCAAATACATATCCAGGACAACCTAACCCAATCGTAACTATTAACAACGCTTAATTAAATCATGGCAGAGGTAATTAAAATGACATCTCCTTCAACTGAAACTGATGTTGCAGTATTGCAAATTCAAGTTAAGAACATTGATGATAAAGTTAATGAACTTAAAGATGACGTTAAGGAAGTGAGGGACGCACTAGAAAAGCACTCCGAAGAACATTTAAAATTGTTCAAGGAGATGACAGCCACTAGTGCTGAAGCTCATAAAGAGATGTCAGAAAAAATCTCTGCTATTGAAAGATGGCGATGGATGATGATGGGAGCAGGAATAGTTCTTGGAGCAATGGGCAACAATATGTTAGGCTCACTACTAAAATAAAAAAGAGGCTTAGGCCTCTTTTTTTGTAAGTGCTTTTAATTTTTCTTGTACAACATCAATATTAATTGTACTAAACAATCCAGGGTGTAATGGTTTTGGATAATGATTATCTCCTACCCATGCATATCCGCAATGTTCTTCATTTAATGTTGGTGTAAACTCTTTATCTACTATACAAAAAAATGTGTGGTACGTAAAATTATGATTAACAAATTTTTGTATTGGAATTAATTTTACTTTTTTAGGGAAGTATCCAATTTCTTCTAAGCATTCACGTTCAATGCCTTCCATTAATGTTTCTTCACTTTCTATTTTTCCACCAGGTATCCCCCAAGTGACTGGGTTCTTATCATCGGTTCTTAGTAAGTAAAGAAAGCGGTCTGTTCTTTTGCTATAAAAAAAGACGCCTGCTGCTGTATTCATACTATGATTTATCATAGTATTAGATAACTATAGAATAATCACCTTGGTCATACCAACCTTCATACGATTTCATCCACACTCTGTCTGGTGTATAACGATATTGTATACTTGTTGTTAAGTTAGTTACATACTCAACTGTTGTTGCGGCATGACTATCAAAACTAACTACCCAAGCACCCTCAGTTACATTATATTCAATAATGTCATTTGCATTGGCAACTAAATCACCCCATGACACAGTACTATCACCATCATGTCCTATTGATTCAACTAGTAAATAACGTCTACCGGGAACAGGTCCTGGTAATCCTGCATTAGGTCCTGTTAATTGAGGATTGATAACACTATTAACGGGTAGTAATGTATTCTGTGGCAACGTATCAGCATCAATGTTGAATATTAATAATCTATCATCCATTGGATCAGGAACAATAGTGCCTACAATTTCTGTATCCATAAAAGGATTCTGCAACCATATTTGACTAATACCGGGACGTATTGTTCCATATACATTTAATAAACTAGTCCAATATAAACTAGTGTTAGGTGGTTGTGGTAAATTCAAATTAATATTTGATGGATAAAAATCTTGATCTGCTGGTAATAATTGTAAAGTATTGCTTATCAATAATAATTTATATCCATATGGTGTTATCTTTTGACGAGTACCTAATAACAAATCATCATTCTGTATATCTTGTAAAGCAGTTCCTTTATGAATACTTGCAATAATCTTTTCAATAACACCCATTTTCTTAAGTTTACTTGCTGTACTAATCCATATTGGCATATAGAATTTCCATGTCATAACATCAATAGGATTACCTGTACCTACAGGTATAGTGCGACTAGTAAATGTTAATCCATCTTGAAATACTGCACTTAAACTAGTCCAATCAATAAAGTTATCAGTACTTTGAATCTCTAATGCCGGATTAAACAATGTACCAAGTTGTTCTATCAATTCTAATTTTTGTTGATAATTTGTAGTCCAAAAGTCTACACTAATTCTTAACGTATAGGGCACGGGCATTAAACGTTCAACTGTAAATGCCTGACCTTGTGTAGTTTCATAACTTTGTGTATCTGCATTATAAGCACGTTGACGAACATTTATCTTATCAACAAATGTAGGATCTTGCATCCACTTTTGATTATATTCTAAAGCATTAATATAATAAGTTATTAAAGGTGCGCTAGGTAAATTACTTGAACTATTATTAGCAATAATTGTACTAGCCTGTCTGCTACTGTCTCCATACATAATAGGCACACGAAGATATATAGGATTACCTGCAGGATCTTTTCCTTTAGTAACTTCCCAGTAACTAAAAATTTTTGCAAATTGAATTAAAAATCTGCGTATCTGATTGTCATAAAAATATGCTGCCAAAGTGTTCTCCGAATTATACTACTGGTGGAATTGCGTCCGGTTTAATTGTCAATATAGTTGACAATCCTTGTTTTTCTGGTACAACAGTTCCGGAATCATT